CAGAACAACGTGGACTGTTATTGATAACACAGATGGCGAGAGAGATATTGTCAGGAACAACGGTGGTACTTGGCAGTACAACTCTAACGGCACATACGCTTCAGAGACTTGGACTAACGGCACGACTAACACAGAGTTAGCTACGTTGGCTGAGGCTATGGAGGGTGCTAGTGTTGCTACTAATGCGTTTGATGTTTCCACAGCTTCATATTCTGGAAATTCATTTTCAGTATCTAGTCAAGAATCATTTCCACAAGGTATGTGTTTTAATAATGACGGCACTAAAATGTATATTGTTGGCTCTGATGGAGATGACATAAACGAATATACTTTATCTACAGCGTTTGACGTATCAACATTAACGTATTCTCAGAACTTTTCTGTAGCAGGACAAGACACATATCCAACAGACATAGCGTTTAACACTGACGGCACTAAAATGTATATTGTTGGATTTACTGGACAAGATGTCAACGAATACACATTAAGCACAGGATTTGATATATCAACAGCGTCTTATTCTCAGAACTTTTCTGTATCCTCACAGGAAGCAGACCCACAGGGACTTGCATTTAACAGTGACGGAACAAAGATGTTTATTGTTGGATTTACTGGAGATGACGTTAATGAGTACACATTAAGCACAGGATTTGATATATCAACAGCATCTTTTGTTGATTCTTTTTCTGTAGCAGGACAAGAAACACAACCAAGAGGTGTATCTTTTAACACAGACGGCACTCAGATGTATGTTGTTGGAACTTCTAATGATACCGTATACGAATATACATTAAGCACTGGCTTTGATGTATCTACTGCAAGTTATTCTCAAAGTTTTTCAGTAACAGCACAACAAGCTGCTCCATACAAAGCAATTTTTAATAATGATGGAAATAAGATGTATGTTATTGGTACTTTTCCAATAGTAGGCGTTAGCGAATACAACATTGGCATAACAACTTACACAAACCAAATGGACAAGACTCAACTAGACGCAGTAACAGACCCGAACCACATAGCCTTGGGTAACGATCTTGATCTAGCGATAATCTTCAACATGACATCAGGGACTACAGTGCCTTCGTCAGACGGCGTAGCAATTAACTACGATGCTAACGTGTTGAACAAAGGTGCGGTCTTAGGAACTGACTATGACTTTGATGCTCCTGCTCAGGACAAGGTAAGGATTACAGCCTTGGCAGGGAATAACCTCAAGGTTCGAATAGTTTAACTTTTTATAAGGAAAGAATAAATGGCAGTACTGGTGAGTAGAGTAGACGTACCCTCTACAGAAATACAGGAGTTGAATTCGGAGACACGATTTCTAAAACTTCCAATTAATCCATATTTGGAACTTTTAGGAATCACTCCGCTTCCTTCACAGATGGCATTAATCAATGCAATAAATAATCCTAAATACAGGTTTATTACTGCTGCTCTCTCAAGGCGACAGGGCAAAACATACATTGCGAATGTAATCGGCCAGCTAGTTTCTCTAGTTCCTGGGTCGAACATATTGATTATGTCACCGAATTATTCTCTTTCACAAATCTCATTTGATTTGCAGAGAAATCTAATTAAGCACTTTGATTTGGAAGTAACAAAAGACAATGCAAAAGATAAAGTAATTGAAATTTCTAACGGCTCTACAGTAAGAATGGGTTCTGTTAACCAAGTAGATTCTTCTGTAGGTCGTTCTTACGATCTAATTATTTTTGATGAAGCAGCATTGACAGACGGAGAAGAAGCATTTAATGTATCTCTTCGTCCTACTCTTGATAAAGATAATTCAAAAGCAATCTTTATCTCTACTCCGCGAGGAAAGAGTAACTGGTTCGCTAGATTTTTTGATCGAGGATTTTCAGAGGAATTTCCAGAATGGGTAAGCATACGAGCAACCTATAAAGATAATCCTCGTATGAGTCAGAGCGATGTAGATGAAGCTAAAAAATCTATGAGCGATGCAGAGTTTCGTCAAGAATATGAAGCTGACTTTAATACCTACGAAGGCCAAATTTGGAACTTTAACGCCGAAGAGTGTGTAGCTGATCTATCAGAATTAAATACCGAAGGTATGGACATCATAGCGGGGTTGGACGTAGGTTTCCGAGATCCAACAGCTTTCTGTGTAGTTGCATATGACTGGGACTCTGGAAAATATTATGTATTAGCAGAGTACTATGATTCGGAAAAAACTACAGATAAACACGCGGAAGAGATACGAAAAGCGGTAGATAAGTATGGCATAGACTATATTTATATCGATTCGGCGGCAGCACAAACTCGATTTGATTTTGCACAGAATTATGATCTTAGCACTATCAACGCAAAGAAGTCGATTATTGATGGCATAGGACACGTAGCAGCAATAGTAGATAATGATAACTTAATTGTAGATCAGCGATGTTTTGAAACTCTTTCTTGTTTAGATCAATACCAGTGGGACCCGAATCCTAATCTGTTAAAAGAGAAGCCAAAGCATAACATGGCGTCACATATGGCTGATGCACTTCGATACGCTTTGTATTCATTTGAAACTTCGCAGACTACATTCTGATAACACGTGCTCAAAAATAGTATTTGACAAGAAACCTCAAGTTAGCTATAATTTCGTTAATAAAAGTGGAAAAGAAACTATATGGCACAGCTAAAAAGAGATCGAGTTAAATACATTCGAGATAAAGCAAAGTCGCAGTACCAAAAAGCTGGTGCTTGCTACATCTGCCATAGTACACAGAAACTAGACTTTCATCATTTTTATAGTTTGAGCCCTTTGCTCTCTGAGTGGTTAAAAGAGAAGCAAGCAGAACGTCCAGAGCACTATACCGATGAATATATTGTAGTGTGGAGAGATGAGTTCATAGAAGAAAAGTGGGCAGAGCTATATGATTATACAGTAACATTATGTCACGACCATCACTTACAGTTACATTCAATTTATGGTAAAGACCCTTCACTTGCTACAGCTAAAAAGCAAGAAAACTGGGTAGAAATACAGAGAAATAAACATGGCGTGGTATGATAGAATTATTGGTAGGACTCCAAAGGATTTAGAAGAAAAACTAAACCCTTCACAGCCTTACTACGATAATAAGATAGAGCCCACACGAGAGCCTACTTATTCCTACGAAAGAGCTTACGAAGAACTAGAAATAGTAAATCGTGGCGTAAATATGATCGTAGATGACTCTGCAGAAATTCGTACAATAGTAGGAAGTGCTCTTAGAAGCAACTCTGTAGTAAAGGGAATAAAGCGCTCAAAAGTAGATCTTCTGCTTAACACTGAGCCAAATCCCTTCCAAGACATTAATACTTTTCGTCGCAACTGCATCATTGATCTGTTGCTAGACGGAAATATTTTTATATATTTTGACGGCGTACATTTGTATCATCTTCCCGCAGACAAGATGATTATTCATGCAAGTGATACAACGTATATTGAAAAGTTTACTTTTAATGAAAAGATTACTTATTCTCCTAGCGAGATTATTCATGTAAAAGAAAACTCTTTTTACTCAATTTACCGAGGAGTTCCACGATTAAGCCCTGCCCTTCGTACTATGAAACTTATGAAGAGCATGAGAACTTTCCAGGATAACTTCTTTAAAAATGGAGCAGTCCCAGGTCTCGTACTAAAGAGTCCAAATACTTTGTCAGAAAAGATTAAAGAGCGTATGCTGCAATCATGGCAAGCTCGCTACCGTCCAGAAGCAGGAGGTCGTCGACCGCTTATTCTTGATGGTGGTTTAGAAGTAGAGTCTATTTCAAATATAAACTTTAAAGAACTTGACTTTCAAAGTGCTACTGAAGAGACTGAAAAAATAATTTTAAAGGCTTTGGGCATTCCACCCATACTTTTAGATTCTGGTAATAATGCAAATATTCGTCCAAATATGCGTTTGTATTATTTGGAAACTGTACTACCTATAGTTCGTAAACTAAACCACTCTCTTGAGCGGTTCTTTGGTTTTGAACTGTCAGAGGATATTACAAATATTCCAGCACTACAACCAGAACTGCGCGACTCCGCGCAATACTACTCAGCACTAGTAAACGCTGGAATTATTACTCCGAACGAAGCACGAGATAACTTAGGCTTCGAGAATATAGAAGGACACAGTGATTTACGAGTACCTGCAAATATTGCGGGTAGTGCAGCTAACCCAGATATGGGTGGAAGACCTACAGAAGGAGATAATTCAAATGGCGAATAGAGCCCAAGTAAAGAAAACACTAGAGAAAATGGCTATGTTTTTTGCTGAAAAAGGAAAAGTCCTTGAACAAGCAGAATACTTAAAGCAAGATGATAGGCCAGTTCCTCTATCGCATATTCGGAGAATTTTTCGTTCCTATTCTCGAATGATAGTAATGTTGGAAAAGAATGAGCCTGAACTTTGGCTTATGGCAACAAAACCAGCGTTACCAGAAGTTAAGATAGAAAAGCCTAAGATGGAAATGCCAAAGCCAAAGCCTGTAAAAATAGAAGTACCAAAGGCTGAGCCTGCAAAAGCAGAGGTAAAAGAAGATGGAAAAAATATTTAATCTAACCTCCACTTTTAAATCACACGCCGCAGAAGATGGCAGCGTAATGATTCGTGGAATGGCAAGTACCTCAGACTTCGACCGTGCTGGAGATTCTATCTCTGCAGAAGCATGGACAAAGGGAGGTCTAAAGAACTTTGAGAAGAATCCTATTATTCTTTTTAATCATGA